CAGTTAAGTTCGACACTTCTGGTACTGCTCTGGTTTCTGGATTCTCTCCAGCAATTATGAAGCCACTTCTAAGTGCAGACTTGGATGGTTTCTCACCAGAGTCCGTGATGATGAAAACCATCATGGATGATCGTTACAAGGTTCTTTGAACCTAAACGAGGTGATGCCTATATAATGTAGGCGTCATTTTGAAGTATATTGGTCTACCACAGTACTAGGACTACTGGTGCGATAAGAGATAACCTAGATATATCTACCAATGTATTTCAAAATGATTTTGAAATGCTCTATGAATACGGGTCAAGGACTGCCAGTAGGCTGCGTAATAGCAGATACCTCCTGATGAAAAAGTGCAGATTTAGAGTATTTCAAAATGATTATGCGGGATTAGTTTAATGGCAAAACTACAGTTTTCCAAACTGTTGTCGAGAGTTCGATTCTCTCATCCCGCTCCAGTTTTATGCGGTCGTTTTTAACATCAGTGGGGTCCACCCACTTTCTTAGTGAGAATCTAAGTGACCGCTCCATTTGACGCAGGGTATAGTTCTGGGTAACTAGCTGGTCTCATAAGCCAGATTGAGGTTGGTTCGATTCCTTCCCCTGCAACCATTCTTGAGGACATTATGCAACCATTACACGACAAAGTTTACATCGAACGTATTGCAGGCGAGAAGACCACATCTGGTGGTATCGTTCTACAAACTTCACAGGAACATGATAGAGCAAGAGTACTTGCTGTTGGTCCAGAAGTAAAAGAATTGTCGGAAGGTGATGTTGCATTGGTCAATTGGAACGCTGCGGTCAAAGCAGGTGAAGACCTGTACATGATTCGTGAAGAACAAGTTTTATTTGTTTACGAGGAAGAAAATGAGTGACGGCGGCAAAGGTTCATCACCAAGACCTTTTAGTGTTGACAACGAAACATTTGGCAACAACTTTGATGCAATTTTCAGAAAGAAAAGTCCAAAACAAGTCGAAGATCAAATGACTGAGGATGAAGCTTTCGAATTGATTCAAGCCTTGAGTCAGCATCCTTCATCAAATACGTAAAAGTTTTTCCAACTCCGGTATTCTAGTATGTACATTCTTACTGCCTAGAACTACAACGATTCTATCATTTACTTTAGCAACGATACATCCACCTGCCATATTGATGTATCCAGTCTTACTAATGGTGAAGTCATACTTACCGATTGTTGGATTCGTATTTCTCTTTTTAGTGTGACTTGCAAGTACCAATTCTGGATACTTACTTGCTTCTTCTACTATCTTCACCAAATCTTCAGCTGTACTCGTATTGAACACCGATAATCCAGTTGGTTCTACAAATTTAGTGTGAGTCAAACCCAATTCTCTGGCTTTCAGATTCATCATAAAGATACAGTCTTCCTTACCGCCTGGAAAGTCATCACACAACTTTCTTGCAGCGAAGTTATCACTAGACACAATGGCACGTTGGACGAGTCTAGGATCATACCCAATCTTTGAATCCAAATAAACCATTGCAGTCACCAGTTTGGTGATACTTGCAATTGGTCTTACTTCGTCTGTATTTTGACCATAGATGATTTGACCCTTCTCTGCCACCAACCAAGACTTGGCTGTAATTTCAGAGTGTGCAAATAGTGGAATAGAAATAAGTAAAAGTGTGATTAGTTTCTTCATTGAATGTGTTTGTGCCACCACTGGACAACCAATGCAGTAAACAGGTATGATAGTGTAACTATACCTGCTGCAATGATGTTTACCATGATAGTTGCGAATACAAGACCATTATGTAGTAATCTTGTTAAAAAGGCTTTCATCGTCCGATCCAAATTTTAGGTTTAGCTGCTTCTGCTCTTTCCGCAGCTGTTGTTGGTATCCATCCGTCTCCATATTGCGGATATTTTTTGATTCTGTCTTCTATGACCATAGCAAAAGACAAACCAATTGCACATGCCAACAACAAAGCACCTATTCCCCAAGCAATCTCAATTCTCAATCTTTCGATTCTCTTAGCTCTTCTTACCGCATTTACACGGTCTTGTTTCATTTTCTTACCAATGGCAACTCTTTGTTCTTCGCCAATGGTACGCATCATAGCTTCAACTTCAGTAAACAACGGACCAAGTTCTGGTGGAGATTGATAGACCATCAATTCACGAAGGTCTTTACCCATTGCTTCCAACTTCTTACGCATAAGTACTCTTTGTAAGGCTCGTTTACCTATGGAATCGGTTCCAGTGTAAACTTCTTGAGCGTGTTTTTCTTCTTCCTCGAAAATAGCTAAACATTTTGACATATTTTCAAAGTAGACACTCAAGTTTTGGCCAATTTCATCATAAATGTCGGTGGTTTCTCCGCCACGTTTGTTCATTTCGATGATACGATTCTTTTCCTCAACAAACTGTTTACGTTGTTCAACGGTCGCTGGTTTGTTTGGTGGATGTTTTTGGTGGAACTGGTCGTCTAGATCCTTGAGGACGCCTTTAACGTCCCCAGCCGCAGATTTAATATCTTTGTATAACTGGCAACCTTTTTTGACAGCCGCTACGGCGCCATTTGCCAGTGCAAATAAGGTTAATGGATCCATGGTTCAGGGAATATGATGTTGTCAGATAGGCAAACATTACACGGACCACTTGCTGGTCCAGACAAAATCATGTATAATGTATTATTTATCAAAAGGAGTTAATAAAGTGGAAAACATTGCAATCTTACATCTCATTACCGGCGAAGACGTTTTGGGTCAAATCACAGAAGGTGATACGGTCTATGGAGTTACCGATCCTGTTGGTGTTTCTATTGTTCGACAACCTAACGGACAACCAGGAGTTGGATTTGTACCGTTCCCGATGCATCGAATTGCTGATCCATCTGACCCACCTAAAAAAGGATACACTATTGCCATTCCACGAGCAAGTGTAGTATACTCTTACGTTCCAGCACAAGACTTTATCGATAACTACAACCAAATCTATGGTTCAGGTATCGTTCTTCCTAACAAACAAATCATTACAGGCTAATGAACTTCTATACAAATGTACAGTCACTAGGCAGTCAGATTCTTTACCGTGGCGTGCGTGGCGGTAAACGAATCAAGATGCGTATTGACTATGAACCATCTCTTTATCTTCCTTCCAAAGGTTTGCAAACTGCATACAAGAACTTGCAGGGAGACTACCTTACACGCAAAAAGTTTGATACTATGCGTGAAGCAAGGGACTTTATCAAACGTTACCAAGACATTCCTGGTGCACCTACGATCTATGGTCAGACTCGATTCGAGTACCAATTTATTGGCGACCAACATCAAGGTGCAATTCAGTTTGATCCATCACTTGTTCAAGTAGACTTCCTCGATATTGAAGTTGGTTCAGAGAATGGTTTCCCTGATCCATACGAAGCTAACGAACCAATCACTGCCATTGGTTTGAAAACTCTTGGTGGTCACATGATCGTTTGGGGTTGTGGTGACTATGACAACAAATTGGACAAGAACAATGAAGGTGTCCGTGTAACGTATATCAAATGTAAAGATGAATGGACTCTTTGCAAACGATTCATCACACATTGGCAACAATTCTGTCCAGACATTCTAACTGGTTGGAACACCGAGTTCTTCGATATTCCATATCTCGTCAATCGATTCCGTAAGGTTCTTGGTGAAGATGAAACCAAGAAGTTGTCTCCATGGAACTTCATCACTGAGCGTAAAGTGAATAAGAATGGTAAGATATTGATCAGTTATACACTGGTCGGTCTTGCACACTTAGATTACATTGAACTCTACAAATGGTATGCGCCGAATGGTAAGTCTCAAGAGAACTATCGTTTGGATACAATTGCTGAAGCTGAAATCGGTGAAAACAAGTTGTCTTATGAAGAATTCGATAACTTACACTCATTGTATCGGTTAGATCACCAAAAGTTTATTGAGTATAACATCAAAGACGTTGTGCTTGTTGAACGTATCAATGACAAATTGAAACTATTGGAAATGGCGATCACTTTGGCATACGATACAAAGTCCAACATGGAAGATGTGTTTGCACAGACTCGTATGTGGGATGCTTTGACTTATTGTTATCTACATGATCGTGGTATTATTGTGCCACCTAGAATCGTGCAGGACAAAGATGACCGATTTGAAGGTGCGTATGTGAAAGAAGTTCAAACAGGTGCTCATGATTGGGTTGCATCGTTTGACTTGGACTCTTTGTATCCTCACTTGATGATGCAATACAATATCTCTCCAGAAACATTGATCGAACCAGAAGACTACACAGAAGAAATGCGTAGTGTCTTGGCACAAGGTGTTACAGTTGAGAAGATGTTGTCGAAACAGATAGATACTTCATCTCTAGAAGGTCAAGGTGTTACTATGACACCAAACGGTCAATTCTTCCGTACAGACAAACAAGGTTTCTTGCCTGAAATGTTGGAAGCAATGTATGAAGATCGTAAGACATTCAAGAAGATGATGTTGTCTGCAAAACAAGAACTTGAAAATGAACCTGATGAAAGTAAACACCATGAAATCGAAAACCGAATCGCAATGTACAACAACATCCAACTCGCCAAGAAAGTTGGTCTTAACTCCGCCTACGGTGCTTTGGGAAGTCAGTATTTTAGGTTTTATGACCTACGCATGGCTTTGGGAGTCACTTCTGCGGGCAAACTCTCAATTCGTTGGATCGAAAACAAAATAAATGCCTACATGAACAAGTTGATTGGTGGTGAAGAAACAGATTATGTTATTGCTTCAGACACCGATTCAATCTATTTGCGTATGGCAGAATTGGTTATGAAGGTGTATGGTGCAGAAAAGACTGTATCTTTACCTAAAGTGAAGATCATCGATTTTATGGACCGTGTTTGTGAAGAACGAATGAAACCTTACATCGACAAATCGTACCAAGAACTTGCAGAGTATGTTCATGCATACAAGCAAAAGATGCGTATGAAACGTGAAGGTCTTTCTGATCGTGGTATTTGGACAGCCAAGAAACGTTACATTCTGAATGTGTATGACAATGAAGGTGTTCGTTATCGTGAACCTGATTTGAAAGTCATGGGTCTTGAAATGATCAAGTCATCTACACCGTCAGCTGTTCGTGTGAAGATGAAAGAATTGGTGAAAGTTATGATTCACGGTAACGAGAAGGATGTACAAAACTTTGTGGCAGACTTCCGTAAAGAGTTCAGTGCTCTACCACCAGAAGATATTTCTTTCCCTCGTGGTTGTAATGGTATTGCAAACTATATGGATCAATTGACATTGTTCAAGAAAGGTACACCAATCCATGTTCGTGGTACAATCCTATACAATCACTATCTGAAAGAGAAGAATCTTACCAAGAAGTATCCGTTGATTCAAGAAGGCGAAAAGATCAAGTTTGCCTACTTGAAGATGCCAAATCCTTTCAAGAATGATGTTATCTCTTTCCCTGGTCGATTGCCAACTGAATTTGACATTCACGACTATATCGATTATAATACGCAATTCGAAAAGACTTTCCTTGAACCGATTCGTGTTATTGTAGAACAAGTTGGTTGGAAAGTGGAACACACAGATTCTATTGAGGACTTCTTCACATGATGATATTATTGACCTTTCTCTCAGCTCTACTCTTATCGGGTATTGCTGAGTACTATTCAATCATTGGACTTGCATCCATCTTTCCTGGCGTGTTTTGGCCAGTTGTTGCGATGGGTGCAACTCTTGGCTTCGGTAAGATCATGGCAACGTCATGGGTTTACCGTAACTGGGATACCGCACCAAAACTTTTGAAGTACTATTTGACTTCGGCAGTGGTAATCTTGATGATGATTACCAGTATGGGTATCTTCGGTTACTTGTCCAAAGCTCACATCGATTCTACACTTGCCACAGGTGACAATATCGTGGAATTGAAGACCATTGAACAAGAAGAAAATGGTACAAAAGAAAGGTTGGAATACTTGATGGCCAGAGCGAAGGATCCATCAACCGCATCCAACAAATTGGATAAACAAATACAGGATACACAAAAAGAATTGGCTGAAATCAACAAGAGAAAGATGCCACTATTGAAAGAGAACAACAAATTGACCGCAGAGGTCGGACCCATTGCCTACGTGGCGCAGATGTTCTTCAAAGGTGACAACGCACTCGATCAAGCCGTTCGGTTGGTGATCTTTGCAATCATACTTGTATTTGATCCGTTAGCTGTATTGTTATTGATAGCAGGTAATATCTCACTCAAGGAGAGAATCAAAATTGAGTCACAAAAACCAATTCAACCTATCGAACCAATGTCGTTTGATATTCCTGTCTTTTCACAGAACAATACCGTTGAGATTGATAAGTCTAACATAGCCGAAATCAAATCTCCGGAAACAAACTATGATTATGATTCCACTTTCACATTTCGTAAAAAGGATAAACTATGAGCGTACTAGATAAAATCAAAAAGAACAGTTCAATCAAGGATTCTTCTGTTCTATCTAAATCAAAATTCTTCAACGCAAAGGACATGATTCCAACACCAGTGCCAGTAATCAACATTGCACTGTCTGGTAAATTAGATGGTGGTCTTACACCAGGTCTTACAATGTGGGCAGGTCCATCCAAACACTTCAAGACTGCATTTTCTTTGTTGATGGCCAAATCATACATGGACAAATATCCAGATGCAGCTCTCTTATTCTATGATTCTGAATTCGGTACTCCGCAGTCTTATTTTGATTCTTTTGGTATTGACACAGAGCGGGTGCTCCATACTCCTATTACAGATATTGAACAATTGAAACATGATGTAATGTCACAGATTGCTGGATTTGAGCGTGGTGATCATGTCATTATTCTTATCGATTCTATCGGTAACTTGGCATCTAAGAAAGAAGTTGATGATGCACTTGAAGGCAAAACTGTTGCTGACATGACTCGTGCAAAACAAATCAAGTCTTTGTTCCGTATGGTAACTCCACACTTGACAATCAAAGACATTCCAATGATCGTTGTAAATCACACTTACAAAGAAATTGGTATGTTCCCTAAAGACATTGTTGGTGGTGGTACTGGTTCATATTACTCAGCTGATAACATCTTCATTCTTGGTCGTCAACAAGAAAAAGAAGGCACTGAAATCACTGGTTACAATTTCATTATCAATGTAGAAAAATCTCGTTATGTCAAAGAAAAATCTAAGATACCTGTTGGCGTATCTTTTACTGGTGGTATCAACAAGTGGTCTGGTCTACTGGATATCGCACTCGAATCCAAACATGTTATAAAACCAAAGAATGGTTGGTATCAACGAGTTGATGAAGATGGTGTGGTAGAAGAAAAGAACTATCGTGAAAAAGATACCAATACATCAAGTTTCTGGTTACCAATTCTCAAACAAAAATCCTTCCAAGAGTTCGTTGAAGGTAAATATCGTGTTGCTGCATCTGAAATTCTAAGTGATGATGCAGAACAAGCTTTCGAGGTAGAAACAACTAACGGAGTAGAATAATGAACTTTTTTATTTTTATGTTGTGTCTTTTGGGTGTTTGGAAATTAGTTGAGTTAATTCTGTGGTGCTTGATTGTTTACCCAGGTTTATATTACAGAAACAAAAAACAATCAAAAGGAGCCATCCATGAGTGATACTGAATCAAAAGAAAAACGTAGCAAACGTCTTCATAAAGAAGAAACTGTTATCAAGAAACAACAAAAGATTGCTTTACAACATGGTGCAGACCGTAAAGATGTAGAACGTGAACCACATCGTTTTGCAAAACACCATGCAATGGACTGTGGTAATCCTGAATGTTTCTTGTGTGATAATCCTCGTCATAACCAAAAACATGGCGAGACTAAGCAAGAGAAATCTTTTGAACAGACTAAGGACTGGAATGATTGAAGGTATTGATTATTGCTTCATTTATCCAGAAGGTGAGGCAGACATTACCCATATCAAATTACTTGATGGACCGTACAAGGATACGGTCTTCAAGTATGGTAAGGTAAAGTTTACCGAAGAACGTGACGGATTGCATTTACATTTTGCTTATGATGTGATACAATCTCCAATCAAGAAGTTGATGAATAACGCCAAATTCAATCAGTATGCTGGCGATTTACTCATGGAACTTATGGACGGAAACTCAGATCAGGATATTATTGATGAAACTGGAACAGACGATTCTCAAGAATCTAATTTATAATGATGAATATTTACGTAAGGTCTTGCCTTTCCTCAAGCCGGAGCTCTTTACTGAAAGTACCTCTCGCACGTTGTACGGCATGGTCAACGAATTCGTCCAGACTTACAATAGTACACCATCGATTGAAGCACTTGAGTTGGCCATCCAAGACCGGAGAAATCTCTCGGATGTTGAAGTGGAAGGATGCAAAACGTGTCTACAAGAGATTAGAGAGTCTTCACAGGAAAAATCAGAACTTCAATGGATTGTTGATCGAACCGAAAAATTCTGTCAAGAAAGGTCCATCTACAATGCAGTTCTGGGGGCAATTTCTATACTTGACGGGAAGGACAAAAGTGCCGACAAAGGTGCTATTCCCAAGATATTATCGGATGCCTTGGCTGTAAGCTTCGACACTTCCGTTGGACACGATTACTTATTGGATGCAGATGATCGATACGAATTCTACCACAGACGAGAAGAAAGACTCCCATTTGACCTTGACTACTTCAACAAGATCACCAAGGGCGGTCTTCCTGCCAAAACACTCAACATCGCCTTGGCGGGTACTGGTGTTGGTAAGTCTCTTTTTATGTGCCATGTTGCTGCTGGTGCCCTTGTACAAGGTAAGAATGTCTTGTATATCACCATGGAAATGGCTGAAGAAAAGATTGCTGAACGTATTGATGCGAATCTTTTGAATGTAACTTTGGATGATCTAACATCGATGCCAAAGGATATGTTCGATAAGAGAATCCAAAAACTCCGTGAGAAGACTGTTGGTAAGTTGATCATCAAAGAATATCCAACTGCCTCTGCTTCAACAACACACTTTAGGACACTATTAAATGAACTTAATCTTAAAAAGTCTTTTCGTCCTGACATTATCATGGTCGATTATCTTAACATTTGTTGTAGCTCTAGACTTAAAGCCGGAGCAAACGTCAATAGTTACACCTATGTCAAAGCCATTGCTGAAGAATTGCGAGGTCTTGCCGTTGAGTTCGGAGTCCCAATCGTCAGTGCTACGCAAACTACAAGAAGCGGATTCACTTCATCTGACCCAGGGTTGGAAGACACGAGTGAGTCTTTTGGTTTGCCAGCAACCGCAGACATGATGTTTGCACTCATTTCATCCGAAGAACTGGAAGAAATGGGACAGATTATGGTGAAACAATTGAAGAATCGTTACAATGATCCAAACTATCTGAAGCGTTTTACTTTGGGTATTGATCGTGCGAAAATGCGATTGTATGATGTTGAACAAACAGCACAAAACGGATTGGCTGATGCTGGTCATAATGATAAACCTCTGAATACATTTGGTAACAGAGAACAAACTACGAAGAAGAATTTCAATGGATTTAAAGTTTGATGAAGCCTTGCATTGTGCAAAGGTGTTTAAAGATTACTTTGGTAACTTTGACCGTATCGATCAATACATGAAAGATCAAAAGTTGAAGTCATTGGGTGACTTGGGTGACCCATTGTTTCCTTTGGAAGATGATCTTTTCTCTGACTTCTCCATGCATCCACAAGACATGAACTTTGAAATTGTGGGTATGCCAACAGAATCGTGGGAAAACTTGTTGAACATTACCAGTTCTCATGTGAATATTGCACCAGTGGGTCGTCAAAT